CGAATTAAACAAGCGCTGGCATCCTTCACGCGTACCTGTGGAAGACGTCGGGTTCCAAGACGAGATCGTGCACTGGGCGCGCGAACGAGGGGAGAACCAGGGTACGTGGATCCCGTACGTAGCCGAAAAGGCGCGCGGAGACAAGGACGACCGCATTCGCGGCCTTCAACCCTTCTTCAACGCACGTCAAGTCTTCATCCGCAAGTCAATGACCGAGCTCCACGCCGAGCTCGTGACGTTCCCACGCGGACGGGACAAAGACCTGCTCGACGCGCTTCAATACGCGGTCAAGTACTGGAGGCGCCCAGACGACGAGGACGAGATCGAGGAACAAGACCGCGAGGAGCACGAGTACATTGCGCAGCGCGATGCGGCGACGGGCTATTAACGATGGCTAGCCCAGCGGAGATTTTCATTCGCCAGTACTACACTCCCACGCCACAGAAGCAGATCTTCCGAGAGCGCGGCCCAACGGTTCCCTTAGAAGGAACTCTCGGCTTTCTTCTTCGTGACAACCCCTATGAGAATCGTTACTACGCTCCTGGCACAGCAGAGACCCTCTTGAAGGAAGAGCCTTACCTAAGAGAAGCTGTCCGCCCCGTGTCACGCCTTTTCGCCGCCGCAAAGGAGTACTTCGACTCTCAGTACAAGCTCCACACGCCTCCTTCGAACTTCCTCGGAGGACTCAGCTTTGATCCGGATGATCGTATCATGGGCGACCGTGACCGTTACACAGGCAGCATCTTTCTTGATCCCGTCGCGATTCAGTACATGACAGATGCTGAGTCGGGCTATCCCACGCCCGCGAACTACGCCGGACGACTTCTAGGGACGATGTTGCACGAGCTTGCTCACGGGGGCGGATTTAAGGACGACTACACGGTGCCCATAGGCAGGGCTCCTGTAGAAGAGTACACATCAGAGCTTCTTCGAGAAGCTTGGAAGGATCCAAAGATTCAAGCGGCTGCCGAAGCTTCCTATGAAGAGCTGCGAAAGCTAAGCGGCTCTATTCGCTACAATGCTCCAAGAGCACAGGCGAACACGCGTTTCAAGAGCCTTCTCAATAGCTCCTGGCGAGCTACCTTGCCGGAGGAACATCCTTGACAAGGACCAGGACCAAGAGCCACGTCATACCCCTGACGACTCTGACCAGCAACCTGGTCCTTGTCATGAAACATGCGCGCCCCTTGTTGCTGGGGGATAAAGGGGGGGCGGTGTGGTCGGCGGCGCCGAAGGCGCCGCTGGCCACCCGCATACATAACCATGAGGAGCTAAATGCCTAGCTCGACTCCAAACTCCTTCCCATACGCGGAAGTCAAGCTCTCCGCTGAACGCAAAACCGAGCTCCTCCGATGGCTGCGTGACGAACTCGACAGCGCGGACGCAGAACAAGTCGAGATGCTTGAGAACGTCAAGAAGTGGGAGCGCCAATACAAAGGCTCTCCAAAAGTCAAGCGCAAAACATTCCCCTTCGACGGCGCAGCCAACATCACCGTCAACCTAACCGCCATGACCAGCGACGCGATCGTCGCGCGCACCGTCCGCACAATCGAAGCCTACCCTGCCCTCTTCGTCGCGAAGGCTCTGTCCGCAATGACGGCACCTCTTGCCAAACCTCTGGAGCGCTTCCTTGACTACCAAGTCAAACGTGTCGTCTCCGACTATCGAGAGGAACTGCCCGGCTTTCACAGCAGCCTTCGCGACATCGCCTTTGCCACAACGAAGTTCGGCTACTGCCCATGGAAGATCTGCTGGGACCCGCTCCGTCGCAAGGCCTTCACGTATGATGAGAACTTCCAAGCCGTCGAGGACGTGCATGTCGTCCGTGAAGGACCCGTGAGCTCGATGATCCGTCACGAGAACTTCACCCTCCCCAGCGACGCCGTGTCCGTCGGCTCGGCTCAATGGGTCCGCGAGGCTGTCCGTCTCCGCTTCGGTCAGATCCAATCCCGCGCAGCCGCAGGTCACTACAAGCTCGACGCCGTCGCGCAACTCAAAGACTGGCAGAAGAAATTCCCTCACCCGAACTTGCAAGAACGCGAAATCATGTCCGGCATCTCTACCGGCTACGGACGCGACCTCGAGCTCGACATCATTCAATTCCGCGCGCCGCTCACCGAAGATGGCGAGGAAGTCGAACAGCGCCTCGTCCTCCATCGCGAATCGATGATCCCCCTCCGCTGGACGTTCAACCGCTACTTCCCACAATGGCGCGACATCCTGCTCCCAACATACTTCCCAGTCGAAGGCTGGCCGTACGGTCGCGGCATCTGCGAGATGACCGAACAATACCAAGCTGCCCTCTCCACGATCATGAACCAAGGCATAGACAACGGGACGATCGCCAACACTCGCATGTTCAAAGCGCGCAAGGGCTCTGGCATCCGTCCCGGCCAAATGATCTACCCCGGCAAAGTCTGGCTGCTCGACGACGTCAAGGACTTAGAAGACTTCCCTCTCGGCGAAGTCCACGGTTCAATCTTCCAACTCGGCCTCGTCATGCGTGACTACGCCGAGCGTGCAACCGGCGTCTCGGATTACAACCTTGGGCGCGAGAGCTCGGTAATTGGTCGACGCGGGACGGCTACGACAACTCTCGCGCTCATTCAAGAATCAAACCGTCGCTTCGACTTTGTAACTCACGACTTCCGTGAATACGTCGGCGAGTTCGGTATGCGCCTTCTTGAAATGTTCCAGCAATTCCGCCCCACCGGCGCCTCCTACTACGCTCTCGGCGACGATGGAATGCTCGTCCAAATGATGATGCAACTTCCTCGCGGCATGCTTCGCGAACTAATCGGGATCGAAGTCGCCGCATCCACCGCCGCTATGAACCGCGAAGTCGAAAAGATGAACCAACAAACCCTCATGGGCGTCGCATTTCAATACTACGATCGTCTCTTCCAACTCGCGATGCTCCTGTCGAACCCCCAAACGCCTCCCGCGCTCAAAGAAGTCGGTATCCGCATCTCCGTGGCGGCGAAGGCTGGCTTCGAGAAACTGCTCGAGACATTCGAACAGCGGGACATCGCAATTCTCAGCCCGGATATCAGGGAGCTCTTTCAAAATGTGGGATCCTTCAACGGAGTTGGAGCTGAAGGCGAATCCGCTCTATCAGCGCTTGGTCCGCCGCCTGGTGGAGGCAATGGATCAGGCGAACAAAACGTGTCTCTCGAGCAGCTCATGGGAGGAAGTCCTGAAGGCGCAGGGGCGATGGGAGGCTTTTAACAAAGCCCTTGCCTTACCCGCGGAGATCATAGACGATGGTAAACCCGAATCCAGACCCGAGACAGACTGAAGAGAAGAAGACCGAAGACCCTCGCGACGTTGAGATTCGAACTCTTCGAGAACAAAACACGAAGCTCGCGGAACGTGCTCTCCAAGCTCTCGAGACCGTCGGGCAGCGCGAGAATACCGAACCGGAGAAGACCGAAGACCCTCCCGTCGAGATCCATCCCGACGATGCGAAGAAACTCGACTCATACTTCAAACAGCGCATCGGCCCAATGGCCTCACAGTCGCAAGAGAACTGGGAGGAATTCGCTCGCGAGCGTGCGAAGAACGCGGCTCCGAAGGAGCTAGTCAAGTCCTTCTGGCCTGAAGTCGAGCAGGTTATGAAGAACACGAACGACACAGCCCGCGCGAACCTCTCAATGTGGATGGAAGCCGTGAACATCGTAACAGGCCGTCACTACAACGAACTACGCGCAGCGGCCTCGGCAACTATCGCCGAGACATCTGAATCTGAGACCGGCGCGGGCTCAGGCGCCCCTGGTCCAAAGGGCCCGAAGTCCAAAGTCCAGCTCGACGACATGGAACAGAAGATGTGCAAGGAGTTCGGGATGACCCCGGAAGAGTTCGTCCACTTCAGCTCTGCACAACAGTCAGATACAAAGGAGGCCTAACACATGCTTGACTACGACAGCATGACATCACAAGTCGCGGCTCAGGCGATAAAGAAGGGCCTCATCAAGCCCGGCTTCACCGCCTTCTGGGGCCCAGAGAAACCGGCTGAAAACAACGTCTACGTCCTGGCCGGCTACTCAGTCGTCAAGACGAAGAAAGAAGAAATGGGGGACATCGTTGCCGTCGATGGCTGCATTCGCCTCGGCGACGCGATCCTGATGCAAGTTCCAAACGCCAAGCGGGA